CAAGCAGAAGCAGCAGCGTTGTTAGCAGCACAGCAAGAAGAGGCAAGAATTGCAGCAGCAACTGCTGAGGTAGCACGACTTGCAGAAGTAGCGAGATTAGCAGAAGTTGCAAGACTTGCTGAAGTTGCAAGATTAGCAGAGGTCGCAAGACTTGCTGAGGTTGCAAGATTGGCTGAGGTTGCAAGATTGGCAGAAGTAGCACGACTTGCTGAAGTTGCGAGATTAGCGGAAGCAGAGAGAATTGAAGCTGAAAGAATAGCAGCAGCGACTGAAGCTGCTCGTGTAGCAGCCGAAGCAGAAGCTGCCCGTATAGCCGCCGAGGTTGAAGCTGCAAGAATTGCAGCAGAAGAAGCAGCACAAGCGGAAGCTGACAGAATTGCAGCAGAAGAAGCTGCAAAAGAAGAAGCAAGAATTAAAGCAGAGGCAGAGGCAAAAGCAGAAGCAGAGCGCATAGAGGCAGAGATTGAAGCAGCAAGAATTCAAGCAGAGAAAGAAGCACAAGAAGAAGCAGACCGCATTGCAGCAGAAATTAAAGCAGCAGAAGAAAAAGCAGAAGCTGAAGCAAAGGCAGAGGCTGAGCGCATAGAAGCAGAGCGCATAGCGGAAGAAGAAAGAGCCATTGCAGAAGCAGAAGCAGAGCGTATAGCAGCAGAAAAAGAGGCCATTGCAGAGGCAAAGGCTGAAGCACTTGCAGAAGAAAAAAGAATTGCAGCAGAAAAACTTGCAGAAGAAGAAGCTGCTGAAAAAGCAGAAGCAGAAGCACTGAAGAAAGCTGCCGAAGAAGGTAAACTAACTGAAGAACAAAAAACGGTTATTGCAACTGCTCTTATTGAATCAGTTGCTCCTGGTGAAGTACTTTCCGCATCTGCAATACAAGAAGCAGGAATTGAATACAAAGACTTGCCTGCAGAAACTCCCGTTGATGTGCGTACCGACGAAAACGGTAATGCAGTTGTAATCACCGCTGAAGTTGCTGCGCAAATTGAGTTGTTGGAAAATCCTGGAGAACTATTGGCAACAGCCTTTTCAGACCCAGGCGCAGCATTGGCAGCTCTTGGAAGTATTGGCGCAGATATGTCAGAAGAAGAACGTGAAGAAGCAACTGACATGGTTGTGGCAACAGTTGTTGCTGCAGGTGCTGCTATGAACGCAGTCGGTGCTGCAACAGGCTCTACTGGAGGTTCAACTTCTGGTGGAAGTAGTGGGGGCGGAAATTCTGGTGGTGGAGGCTCATCAGGTGAGAGCAAAGGCGTAAGGAGACGTAAGTCATGAAAGTGCTAAAAGATATGATTGACCAACTCTGGACATTACTTGGCATGTTTATTGCTTGGGTAGTTCTAGATGGTTCTGCAAAAACAATTGTTGGTTATGCAATTATTGCAACATTAGTTGCATGGGCTATTACGTATCCACTGCGTAACCGCGAAGAATAAGAGACTATTGTCTCTGAGTAGGGCACTCAGTAAGGAGAACCATGGATATAAACACACTTAAGGCTGCAGGAGCTACTTGGCTGCGTGCAAGTCTTGCTGCTGTTGCAGCGCTCTATATGAGCGGAATTTCAGACCCAAAGACTTTGGCAAATGCTTTTGTTGCAGGTCTTCTCGGTCCAGCAGCAAAGTTTGTAAACCCAAAAGACCCATCATACGGCTTCGGCTCAAAGAAGTAATTTAGAGGAGTAGCACCAGTGACAAACACTTTTATGACTTTAGGTATTGTCGCTGGTGCTCTCATTAGTGTGGGGGTGCTCTTGAGTCCAATATACAAACGAGTAAAACGTTGGGCTCAATGGATGGAGCGTTTCATGCGCGATTGGGAAGGCGAAGAAGAGTCGCCAGGTCGTGACCGTGTATCAGGTGTGATGGAGCGCCTCAACAATGTAGATGGCGAACTAAGTCAGAATGGCGGTTTTACAACCGTAAAAGACCGTGTAGACAGGTTATACGAAAATCAAGTGTTGATAATGGATGCTTTTGATGAGCTAAGTGAACGACTCATCAATATTGAAAATTGCTTAATGAATAACCAAACAGAAGACGAAAAGTAAGGGACTATTAGCACATGGACCTAAGCAAATACAACAAGCCAGTAAACACATCTGGGCCAAGCAACTTCTTTGGTAATGTGTCTGCTCGTGCAACCAGTACAAGCCAAATGGTGTTGTCACATCAGATGGGCTTAGAAGCTGCTCACTACGGTAACGAACTAGGAAAAGATTACGCTTCTCACGTAGGTGGGATTAACTCTGCGCTATCTGCACAAGAGCACGGTCAAACATCTGCGCTATCTGCACAAGAGCATGGGCAAAGACTTAAAGAAACTGCAGCAACTAATCGTCACATAATTAAAAAGACTATTCTTGACCATCACAACGACTTAGAGAAGAGAGCTGTTGACCATCACTTATCAACAGACAAGTTGCGTACAGAGTCTAAATTAAGAATTAGAGAATCAAACAACACTTCTAATAACACAATAAACGAAGCTGGAGTTGCTCACAGGCACGCTGGCGAATTAATTAATCGTATTGCTGCAGCTGGTCAAGGCGGAAAACCAGCTGAATTTTCTGGTAATGGAATTACAGCAAAATTTACTTTAAAGATGCCAGATGCACCTGGAACTAATCCACCACCAACTGTTGCTCCAAGCCAAGCAAAAAAGATGATTCATGTTACGCCAGTAACTCGCACAAATACACCGGCTCCAGCTCCCGCTCCTACAGCAACTGGTGGACCAAAGCCAACAGTAAAGCGTGCACCTAATGGGCGTATGGTTTCTCTTAAAGAAACAACACCTGATGTTGCGCCAGCTAAGAAGGCAACTGCAAAGAAGGTAGCTCCTACTAAAGGACAACCAACAGTGACTCGTGATAAAACAACTGGTCGCATCGTTGGTATTAAGAAGAAGTAATGGCTACAAAGAAAAAGGCTCACGCTAAGAAGTCAACTCCTGCATGGACTCGCAAAGAGGGTAAGAACCCTGAAGGCGGATTAAATGCTAAAGGTAGAGCTTCTGCAAAAGCACAAGGGCATAACCTAAAGCCACCAGTATCAGCAGACCAAGCAAAGAAATCTCCCAAGTCTGCAGCACGTCGTAAATCTTTCTGCGCTAGGATGGGCGGTATGCCTGGTCCTATGAAGGACGAAAAAGGAAGACCAACAAGAAAGGCCCTCTCACTTCGTAAGTGGGATTGTTAACTAAGGAGTAGAACAATGACAGCATGCGCTAACTGCACTAACGATTCAGTTTGGATTTATGAGATTACATCTTCTCATACAATTCCTTACTGCTCTATTCACTTGCCAAAGTTTCTCAATGCCCGTAAAAACGCTGGTTTACTAAAGCGTTCTGACGAAATGGTTCAAGAACAGTCTGATGCATTTGAGGCTTTAGCAACAAAGTCTTCTAAGAAGTCTTCAAAAGCGCCAGTTGAAGAACCAGCAGTTGTTGAAGAAGAACCAACTACACCTGAAGAATAATGCCTGTCATTCGCAAATTTGCGGTACAGGGTCACGCAATACCTTCAATAGTGCACGAACCTAGAGGACCTTTTCCTCCAGAAGTGTTAGCTGAACCAGAAATGACAATTGACCCTAGTCATTCAGACTCTTTACACGTTGGATTAGACAACATCAGATTCTTTAAGTGTCGTCATTGTGACGCCATCTTAGTTCAAGAAGACCTTGATGACCACATCTGTGAGGAATAAACGCTGACATTAAGTCAATAGTCTTGGATACTATCTTTAAGGTTCCCCTAAGCGCATGGGGAAAGTACACACCTCTCTAGAGAAAGTAGATATCATGGCAGTAAATAACGCAGGAGCTCAATTAGACTCCGCAGGAGAAATTGCAATTGATTTTGTATGGGGCAACTTTGCTCCACAACCAAACGATTCTCGCACAACTCGTTTAAACCTAGCACTTGGAGACCACATCAACCTAGAATCAGGTTGGAATGGATACCCACAGTACACACCAAACACAGCAGGTTCTGACGTAGCAGGTTCAACTGACTACGTAAAGGTCACTAGCGTTCTTGGTTTCACAACAGCAGATGCAGCAGACGTATTGGCAGACAACGGCCTTACAGTTACAACTGCATCAGCAGCAACTAACGCTGCTTCAACAATCACAGCAGTCGCACGCACAGGTACAACAGCAACAATCACCTCATCAGGTGCTGGCGCTAAGTACCCAGTTGGAACAAAGATTGTAGTTTCATCTCTTGCATCTCCAGATACCGCACTAAACGGTACCTACACAGTTACAGCAGTTGCTACAAACACTGTTTCTTACACAACCACAACTTCAGGAGCACTATCAACATCAGGACTCACAGTTGCTGGCCTTGTTGGTCTTGCTGGAACAATCAAGACACAGTCAATTGCAGGTGGTGCAGCAACAACAGCACCAGGTGCAGCAGTAACAATTACACCTTGGGCAACAGCCTCCTAATTAGGAGTTAATCTATGGTACGTCCTACAGGCGGAAGCAGCTCTTCTCGGAGGGCTGCTCCGTCTGCTCAGGAAATGATGAATGCAATAGGCCGAGATATTTTCGGTGATGATTTTCAAGGCGGAGTAACCGCATCTTCTAAAGGTTCTTTTAACAGAATTTCTGACATCATGTTTGATGATGACCAGTCAATGGATTACTACAATCCCACTAACTACGGTAACTGGGCTGGTGAGAAATACCAAACAGCCGATGGACTTGCTCCTGGACGTAGTGTCTACGAAATTATTGACTTCAATCAGAACATGAATGCAGACCAGTTAGACAACCCTGCTAACTGGAGAATACCTGGATTTCAACCAGATGAGATGGAAGATACATCTCCAGCTGACATCACAGTAGTTCCAACCTCTACTACTAATCCAGAACGACCAAGAACAGTTGCTGCTGGTTACGATGAGGATGAAGAAAAACTTACAGTTATTTTCCGTGATGGAACCTTCTACAACTATTACGAAGTTACAGGCGGTGAGTGGGCTGCGTTTAAAGCCAACCGCTCTAAGGGAGCTATTATTGCTCGTATGCTTGACTTCAAGCCTCGTGGTCCAGCAGATGTTTCAAGCCTGTCTAAGAAAGCACAGCAAGCGTTCTACCGCTATAGTCGTGGTGCTCAAGTTGCTGTAAAAGGAAAAGTTCCAGGACAGACTAAAACTATGTACAAAACAATTGCTCAAAGCAAACGCGGTAAAAACCCATCTACAGGTGGAAAAAACCCAAGAGGAAGATAAATGCCAAAGGTACACAACATCGGACCAAAACACTTCGTACAACTAATTGATTTACCTGTTATCTGGGGAAAAAAGTTTGTTGTTCGTGGATGGACTCAAGAGATAGAAGAACCGTTTAGAACTTCTGAACCCTTTTTAGTAAGATTACCTAAGTACAAAGCACTAGCCTTCGGCAAGTGGACTGGCTTTAAAACTGAAGAAGACGCACTTAAATCGGCACTCAACACACGGGAAGTAACATATGATGATTTTACGGAAGAAGCGGGATGGACAGCCCCAGACTCGGATAGAGAAGCGAGTCTCAAAGATATCAACGCCAGACTTGATTCTGTGGATGGAGCAGTCCATGTACACGATTGGCAAACTTATTACAGAATGGCAGAAGAGTCACAACAAAAACCTTCTTGATGAAGTTGTACTGGGAACTGAAGTTTTCAATGCAATTGCTAAAGAGTTAAAGAAACGTGCGTAGTGTGTGCTACGATTTGCTTGCTTCACCTCTCTCCTGGTCTGGCGATGGCCCACAGCAATGTGGGTCTAGTCAATTAATGAGGAAAAATGCCTATTGATTTTGATGACCAAAAGTTTGAGGAAATTAATCCTGAGTTTTATATGCAGGAAGAAGACCCTGAGCAGATAGAGCTTGAAAAAGAAGAAGAGCTTGATGAGCTCTCTCAACAGTTTGTAGACAAGCTAATTGACAAGATGATGGACTTTTTAAAAGTTCTAGTAGGACATGACCTGCACCCGTACCAAAAGCCTTTAGCACGTCGCATTATGGAGTCAGTGATTATCAACGATGCTGAAGAGATAACCGCTCTCGCTGCACGTCAGTCAGGTAAATCAGAGACGGTTGCTGACACTGTAGTTACTCTAATGATTTTGTTACCTCGGTTAGCAAAACTATACCCAGAACTACTTGGTAAGTTCAAAGACGGTGTGTGGGTTGGTTTATTTGCTCCAACAGAAGGACAGGCAGAAACACTCTTTGGTCGTGCAGTAACGCGTCTTACCTCTGAGCGTGCGTTAGAGATTTTAAACGATGTTGAAATTGATGATAAAGCAGCACGTGTTGGTGGAGTAACAAGAATGATTAAACTTACTAACTCTGGTTCAAGCATCACGATGATGACAGCTAACCCACGTGCAAAGATTGAATCTAAGTCTTTCCACCTTATCGTTATTGATGAGTGTCAAGAAGCAGATGACTTTGTTGTATCTAAGTCAATCTCTCCAATGCTTGCCTACTACGCAGGAACAATGGTAAAGACAGGTACTCCAACAACAAGTAAGAACAACTTTTATAAAGCTATTCAGTTAAACCGCAGACGACAGACTACTCGCGGTAACAGGCAAAACCATTACCAGTGGGACTGGAAAGAAGTTATTAAGTACAACAAGAACTACGAACGCTCAATTAAAAAAGAGATGTTACGTATCGGTGAAGACTCTGATGAGTTCCAAATGTCATACAACTGTAAGTGGCTACTTGAACGAGGAATGTTCATTACCTCATCTAAGATGGATGAGCTTGGCGATACTTCACAGGAGTTAGTTAAGTCTTGGCATAAGACACCTTGTGTTGTAGGTATTGACCCTGCACGTAAAACTGACTCAACTGTTGTAACAGTTGTTTGGGTTGATTGGGATAGACCGGATGAGTTTGGTTATTTTGACCACCGTATCCTTAACTGGTTAGAACTACAGGGCGATGACTGGGAAGAACAGTATTTTCAAATCGTTAACTTTTTAGAGAACTACGACGTACTTGCAGTCGGTGTAGATGCAAACGGTGTAGGAGATGCAGTAGCGCAACGTTTAAAGCTCCTTTTGCCAAGAGCTGAAGTTATGCCTGTAACATCAAGCCCAAGTGAGCAATCTAAACGATGGAAACATCTACAAGCACTACTTCAACGAGAAATGATTTCCTGGCCTGCTCATGCCAAGACAAGAAGATTACGTACCTGGAAACGCTTTTATCAGCAGATGACTGATGCTGAAGTTCAGTTCAAAGGACCTAACTTTATGGTTGCTGCCCCTGATGAAAGCTATGCTCACGATGACTTTGTTGACTCTTTGTCTATTGCCTGTTCTTTAACTCAGGACTTAGTAATGCCAGAAGTTGTTTCTTCTTCAAATCCTTTCTTCGGTTAACCACACAGGCCCTTTAAAAAGCGAGAAACTATTACCTGGAATGGCCTTCCATATACAACCTTAAGGAGTCTTACTATGGGATTATCCCCAGCACCGCAGTTCCCAGAGCGTGCACCAAATGTGTACGAGCTAAAAGAATCAGGTAATGCAACACGTCGTGGACCACTTCGCTTTGAAGAAGGTATTGCGACAGACACAGATGTACCAAATGATTTTCAGAAGGGCATGATGCAGGGTTACACTCCTGCGCCAGGTCGTCCTAACCACAATGCAAACGTATTCTTAAAGCCAGCTGCAGAAACTCTTGCAGAGCGAGCACACGTTGGTTCTGCCTCATGGGTAGAAGCACCAACATTCCTTGGCGAGTTTGCACACGGAACAAACAATGACTATGCAGCTCAAGTAATTGAGACCAAAGTAGTATCAGGCGGACGCTCACAGCGTCAATCTGCAACAGTCGTAAACGACTAATTTAGACAGACGTCGGTATGCCCCCACAGTAGTGTGGGGGCTATCGGGTTATCAGGAGGAGATGTAATGGCAAGTAAGCCAGCAAATGAAAAACTTTATTTGATGATTGTTGCTCAGGCAAAGGCTAAGTATTCTAACTACC